TCGATGGACCGTTTATGAAAACACCTTTCGGTGAACGATTCTTATAATCAAAATGAATATCTTTAATATTCGCATCACCCTTTTCAATAACTCTAACAGTTAATTCCCCACCAACTTTAGCTCCTTCAGCAATTCTAGCGTTTTTACCTAATAATTGTTGAGTTAAACTATCTACCTGCTTTTGAAGAGATTGAATTGTAGAACCCTGTCCCTCATTTCTAGATTGAAGTGAAACTCTTTCTATACCCTCTATAACAGAACGTTCTAACGATACCTGCAATGAATCGTTTGTTAACGTAAACTGCTTTCTTATCTGTTCTGTATTAGCTTCGGCTGTTACTCTTAATAACCTCTCACTATCTAATTTAATATCCAAAGCCGCTGAAACTGCTAATAAGCTAGAAACATCTGCTTCTAAATTTGATATAGTAATTGATTGTTCATCGATTATACCTAATGCATCGTTTAATGATTGAGTTACTTCATTATACAAAGGTCTCGGTACTAAATCTAATTCATTGGCTTGAGTTTCAGGTATTAATTCCGTAATGTTTACATCGATTGCTTTTTTAAGTTCATCTATATTATAGATTCTTTTCTTTGTAGCAGCATAGATGTATCCCTCCGCATCATTATCCATAGCAGCCTGAAAGTTTACACCGACCCTATCTCTAGCTGCCAGTGAGCCACTCATCTGTAAATGTTTTTTTATCAATTCAAACTCCATTACTTAATTATAAATGTTAAATCATCATCAATAAATTCACTTATACCGTCTCTTACTACTTTAAATAATAATCTGTAAACTCTATTTGTAGGAAAATTTGATGTATCCATTACAATAAAGTTTCCATCGGAATTACAGCTTATTTTTGTATATTCTGAAAAATCTACTATTACTCTTTTAGTTATCTCTTCTCTCACTGCATAATATGAAGTTTGAGGTAGGTATTTAATATCATTGTAGGTAAAGGTGTTTGTAAAAGTTTTAGTTGGATATAAACCCCTACCTATAACTTTTATCTTTATTTTATTACCCTCATTATATGAATCTCTCAATTCTTTACTTCTTATTATTATCTGCGAATCGCTTAATGGTAATAATGAACCTGTTGTAAATATAGAATCATCCCATTGAAGTTTCATCAAAGGTTGTAGGAAAGTGTTTGTTTCTTTGGAATAAAATTTTAACACACCGTATTCCAATCCAGATTCTTCTATAGAAGATGTATGGGATAATCTTATTCCATAATTTGTAGAACCTGTCCAATAATCATAGATAGGTTTAATATTCATATTAACATCTCCACCAAAATAAGTAAAAGATTGAGATACTTCGGTTGTAAAATCAACCCCAGTTTGAATTTCCCAATTTATACCATCGGTGTTTATGGTCTCCGGCCAAGTTCCTCTACCCATTTCCCAACTTTCTGTTACCGGATACCCATATAGAGTATATGAACCCGCTAACTCTTCTGGTTGAGCAAGTGATAAGTGTAATTCAACATTTGATGCGGTTACATAAGATGGTATATTATCTATATCAAAATGAATAAAAGTTCTAGCATTATCTCTTTCTTCAAATCTATTATAATGCTTTGATATAGTTAATATCTCATCTAACCCCGTATTTTTCGTAGGAGTTAAACTATAAACAGATGCATCTTTTGATGCGGTTACAAAGTATATCATTATATTGCTCTTCCTTTAATATCTTTATCAGGAAACTTAACTTCAAATATAGATGGGTCCAACGATGGATAAATTATCTTATTTTTTGTAGCTGAGTTTATATCGTAACTATTTCTAGCGTATATCCCTCCACACTTATTTACAATTTCAACTTTTTGAACTGATGCAACTCCTTCAACCATAGCAATAACCAATTCTATATCGGAAAGATTTATGGTTTGGTTAAATTGCCAGTTAGCTATATTGAAAAATTCTTTTATTTCTTCGATACAAGTAAGAACTACTTCTCTACTATTAAAATTTTTGTAAACCGTTACATCAAAGTTCACACCTACGTTAATAATAAAACCATCTATGATGTTAACTCCATCCGTCAACATTCTGTATTCATTGATATATGTTTTTAAGTTTTGCTTTACAGCTCTATTTAGAGTAGTTAGATTACCGTTAGTATCATATCCAAGGGTATATAAATTTATTGCAAAAGGATTAATTTGTTCCGCATTTTGTGTTGTTTTTTGTACAAAATTTCTAACTTCTGTTTTAATCTCATCGGTTGTAGGAACTTTATTTCCTTTTGATATAGCCTTCTGAACTATTGTTTTAGTTATTTCTGCAAATTGAGTAACATTATCGGTTGAATTTAAAATACTCTCAGGTGAATTTGCATTGAGAGAATTATCACCTATAGCGAATACTTTTGCAATAGAACCAAACTTAGAAGGCATTGATAATGCTCTAATTTGATAATCTTTTGCAGTTACTGCTCTATTTTGTGATGCAAAGTTTGCCAACGCGGCTTCTCTTATTTCATCTATGTTTTCCAATCCTCTACCACCTTTAGCAGGTATTTCATTTTCTACCGCTATTGAGCTTTTAACATAATTGTAAACAGAATCATCTAATTCCAAATTATTAATCAAATCATCATCAAACGAAATTGATTGTATCGTTGTTAAATCACTTTGAGGTACATTTGAAGAAACTCCTCCACCCGTTAAATAAATTATATTTAATATAGTTCCCGCACTAGGAGATTGTCCGTATGTTTTTGTTTTAAGAAAATTCGTAGGGTCATAAGATTCTGCCATTCTGTCTATAGAATTATTCAATCCAAGCCCAACATTCTTAATATTAGGTATAAGTAACTCATCTGATAATGAACTATCCCCTCCACCAAAATGAATTGAAGTAGTGAAATCATCATTTACCTTTGTTACAAATCTTCTACTAGTTTTCAGTAATTTCAAAAGATACGGAACTGTATCTTTAAATTGATACAAATCTGGGTCGTTTTGTTCTACATTTGGGTAATCTATATAAATCGTTTCTTGTGCCAAATATGGAACTTCATACCACTTATTTCCGTTATCATCGGTTACAGATTCTATTGTAATGATATTAGTTTCATCTAATTTTATAGATTGAAATGATTCAGTTGAACCGATAACACGAGTAATTGTCTGTGCATTTGCAGATATTGCTTGTATTTTCTTTTTTATTAAATAATAATCAGGAAGCTTAGTACTCTCATCTATACTATATACACTTATATCTCTATCAGTTGGGTCATTAAAATCCAATGCTTCAGTTGTTCTGAACGTTATATCAGAGTTTGCAGTAGATGATACACTAAATCCTTGTTGTATTCTTACTAAATATCTAGTATCTAATTCACCAACACTATCCGCTTTACATAACTGATAAACTGATAGTGTAGTTACTGCCGGAGAGGTTGATTTTGGTTTATATCCTAAAAGATTTGCCAAAGCAAATACATTTCTTTCTTCCGCAGCATATTGAATTAAACTCTCTCTTAATGATGAATCGGTATAATAACTCAACACATCTCCTATATAGGAAGCCATTTCAATGAACATCATACCAGGTGATGTTTCATTAAAATCATTATATGTGTTAGGGAAATAGGTTTTAGAATATTCTATAAGATTATCTCTAAATGAGGTAAAATCTTTAGAAAGGTAGGAAATATCCCTACTATTTCTTCCTATTTTTTTATTTGTTATTTTGAACGCCATTATTATCCAACATTAAATGTTACTGTCTCCAGGGTTTGTTGTCCTGAAATTTGATATTTCAATGAAACCGCAAAGATATTTCTATCAATGTTTGTATTATTTTGGTCTACAAATATTTCAACAATATTAATATAAGGCATCCAAATTGATATAGCATCTTCAATACTATCCTGTATGCTTTGTTCCAAATCATCTGTGTTTTGACTAAACAATACATCATATAAATTTGTACCAAAATCAGGCTGCATCAATCTTTCCCCTTTACTAGTTAATATCAAATTTTTAATATTTGATTTAACTTGGTCTTTAGTTTGAAATGATTGAGAAAAATATCCATTTGAACCCCTTTGAAGTGGAAGAGTTATTCCTATTGCAACTCTTTCGTTTTCAATAAGGTCTAAGGTATTTTTTCTATCAATTACAATTGCCATAGTTTATTATCTATTCTTATCTTTACTCGCCGCCAAAACCTTAGCACTTCTTGCTATCGCTTTATCTAATATATCGTTTCCGGTACTAATTGGAGCAGATGTGTTAACATATTGCTGTTGCATACCGATTTGTGGATTACCATATCCAATCATATCCGGAGTAATAGTACCATACTCCCCATCTGTTCTAGAAAAATTAGGTCTAATAGAGGTTTCATTTAAAACCTGATTTAACAGAGGATTACTAGAGTATTGTTTATCTTCTCTATCTCTGCTTAAGATTTTGTTAGCTAAATCGAACGGGTCAGCACTTTCCTCTACTAATGATTTAAGAGAAGATTGTTGTTTAACCGGTTGTATTCTTTTAACCTCAGCTAATACCTCTTTTCTTATTTCTTCTTTAATAAGAGAAATTTCCTTTTTTACTTCCTCCTGAACGATTATTTGAATTGCTTTAAATAGTTTGTTCGTGTCCATACATTGTTTATTGTTTATATAAATATTTAGTTTTATGATTTGGTAAAATACATTGCATCGAAGTTATAACCAGCATCCGCTTCACCTCCAGCTAACATCCTTCCAACTGTATATGTTTTATCCGACCTAACCGATTTTTGACTACCACAATCCCTTACAATTATCTCTCCACCTGCATTTCCAACTTTCTTAGTTATACCAACCATTATCACAAAATGGCCTCTAGGTCTCCTAGATGTACCCGATACTCTGATAATCATCGGTGCTTTTATAGCTCTTAATAAAGTTTTATATCCCTCATATACATCTGTTTGGCTAGTTTTTGTGTTGATATTTTTCTGGCTTCTGGTAAATTTACCACCCAATAGCTTAGGTGCATCTGCAAAAAATACTCCAGAACTAAAATTGTTACCTGACATATATTTTCCTTTTGCAACATTTTTATCTGAATATTGATACCCACCTTTAAAATCTATGAATGTTGATTCATTAACCACATCAACTCCATTCTTATCCTTTATTTTATACTTTTTAAGTAAATTAGATAAACTGGTAACCAAACAAGCCCAATTGGTTTTTTGAGCAGCAAAACCTACATCCTGTCCATAATATACATCTATATCTTCTTTTTGGAATTCCTGACCCTTACTTTCGGGCAATCTTTCATTGTACTCTTTTTCCGCCTTTGTATCGTTTTTATTTAGTTTACCACCATGATACTCCTTTGCAGTTGGTTCGGTTGTGACAACCGATTCATCAACATCTGGCTCTGTAGTTTCTCTCGGAGATTGCTCTAATATATCATTTACTGCCGGTGATGTTTCTGCTCTTTCCACTTCAAACCCAGCCCATGGTACTAACCCATCCATAATAGTTTGAGTAGGAGGTGCTCCATATAATGCCTTAACATTCACAACTCCACTAACAGTTAATAAATGTTTTGTCGCAGCATTTATCAGTTTATCAAGAAATGGTTCAATTTGATTTAAACCATCCATATCATATATCTGTGGAACAGGTACTCCAGGATTCGTTACAATTACACTTGTTACAGATATATTCTGAACTGCTCCCACGGCAGGAATAGGTGGTAGATTTGTTTTTTTCAAAGTTGCACCCGTCCAATATTGTATAAATCCAGTTACGAACATATTAATTATCGGAAGCTGAACTACACTAGTCGATTGTTGGGTAAGTACGGTTACTAACCAAGCTTTCATAGCTTCGGTATTACCCTTATCTACGGAATTTCTAAAACTCCTATCACCAGCTGAAAGAGATGTTACCGCTTTATTATATGAGTTTGTTATACCTTCGGCAACGGTATCAATGTCAGGTGGTCCTGAACTCATTAACGACAATACCTCATTTTTAAAAATTTGCCAACTCATATTAAGCTACATTTACTCTCTTAGATTTGATAGTTACTAACTTTTTCTGAATAGCTTTCAAAGCATTAAGATTTGCAGGGTTCATTCCACTTGTAGGTCCTGCTGGTGTTAATAATCCCCCTGCTTGTAGATTTATGATTTCCGTAATTATTTCTATTAGAATATTTTCTAATGCATTACCCAATACGGCAGGTTGTATATTTTTATCTCCTAAATTTATAGTCCCACCATCCCCTATGTAAAGTGTAGTTTTTTTATCAACCGCACCAATATCAATATCTCCTTTTGATTCTATTGTTATTCCTAAATTAGTATCAACCGAAAACACCCCATCCGTTACAATTGCATAATTTCCTTTTGAAAAGAAGATTGTTTCTGCGGTTCTGGTAGAAAATAATAATCTATCAGATGTAATTATTATTTGATTTCCTTTTAACTCAGATGGGTATTCTTCAAGCGATTCTTTCTTATTAGTTATATAGGATGGACTGAATTTAGATACATAATCACCACTTGTCATCGCAATCGTAGAACCATCTTTATTGATGTTTTCTTCAATCTCCTTATTCAGGTCTACCGAAGAAAATTCAGGTGACTCACTATTTCTTATTATAATAGTAGGGCTAATTGATTTTTTATCATTATTGAATGCACTAAATCGTATAGATTGTCCAAATCTACTTTGAATTAAATGGTCTCCCTCATATAATTTTAATCTTCTGCTTTTTCCAATTTTAAAATACTCCCCTAATTTTTTCTTAACATCTTTACCAGAGTTAGTTTGTTGAAAATCTGTTTTATAATCCTTTATACTTATACTAGGATTTACTTTTGCAGCATTATCATTTGCGGAAGTTTCTGTCTCACCATCCGATGAAGAAAATAAATTTGAATTAAAATTAAATCTTCTATAATAAGGAACTCCTGATTGAGTTACAACTTCAACTAATTCCGTAACGAGAGGAATTCCGTAAAAATTCTCATCTAACGGTCGTATAATAGTATCAACACTTCTACCAGGACCGCTACCCTGAACCATTATTGAACCAGGAATAATAGGTCTACCTGTATCATCTTTATCAAATACAAGAAAAACCTCCGTAACCTGCGCAATATATGCACCCGCTTTATTTGTGGATATATTACCAGATGTACTTACGTTATAACCACCTCCGGTGGCTAAATGGTCATTTGCCATTATTTTTTAGTTTGTTCAAGTTTCCTTTGGATTTCTTCCAATTCATATTCAATATCATCTACTTTATCCATAGTTTTTGCTTGAACATCTTTTGAAATCTTCTCCAATTCACCCAGTAACTCTTCCTTTTCTTTGTCGGATAATAATCCTCCATCGTTAGTTCCTTTATATTCCATTGCAACGAATCGTTGTCCAATTGTTGCTAATCTAATCAGTATATCATCATTCTCTACCGAGAACTTAACCAAATCTTTGATAACCGGCCCTATTGCAGCAATATCCCCCGCATGTCTGATTTGTTTTTTAAATTCCTCAATCAAATCACTTATTTTTTGTTTTTTTGAATGTTGGTTGGAATATATCTCACCGAATAAGTCAGATAACTTTTTTTCCCCAAACATTACAAAATCTGTAGATTGTTGTTTTGCCATATCAATAAATACCTTATTAAATAATTTTTTGTGTATTGATGAATCTACATAACTCATCTGATAATAATATATATCCTTCTAAATTAGGATGCTGTGTTCCTCTTGTATCCCATCGCTCTGTGTGTTCCCATAAATCTACTCTATTAAACTCATTTAGATACCCTCTAGCGGTTTGTTTTTTGAATTGCCAATAAACTCTACCATCTATCAAATCCGTTCTATCGTAGTGAGGCAAAACACCCATAAACATATCTTCTATACCATCTATAAACATATGTTTAATTTTATAATGTTTAAAAAATTCTTGTAGGAATATAATATAGTTTTGATTAACTATACTATAATAATTTTCGTTATATAGATTAGTTAAATAGAATTTTTTATAATCTTCCATAAAGAAATCATAATATCTATTTTGTGTTTGGGTAGATGTGAAGAATCTATCAGGTGTTTCCATAAGATGTTTAGTACTCCAACTTAACCATTCTCCTTTTGGGCCTTTTGGAAAAAATGGTAGGTAATCTCTAAGTGATGAAGACCACATAACAATAACAAAATCGTTTTTTGTAGTCTCTCCACTTTTTATATCATCTACTATTTGGTTGAATATAACATTATTGGGGTTACCACTTATCCCGTTATTTTGATAAGGTAACCCCAATTTATCACTTAGGTGTTTAACCCAACTATTTTCTTTTTGATAGATTATCTTTTCGTGTTTAGAGAGGGTATCCTCAATTTCTCGATTACATCCCTCTCCAACTGTCCAACTATCTCCGTATGCAACTATTCGTTTCATTTCTTAGTTATAACATAATCCTCTAATACCAACATATCTAATCCAATATCCAAAAATGTATCTATTGCCGTTTTTGGGTCTCTAATCATTGTTTGGTCTTTAATATTGAATGATGTGTTAAGAACTATAGGGTATTCGTTTTGCTTTTCCAACTCTGTGAGTAAATCATAAATTCTTACACATTGTTCTCTATCTAAAGTTTGTATTCTAGCAGTTCCATCAACGTGAGTAATCGCAGGTAACATATCTCTATATTCTTTTTTAACACCTACTATTTGATTCATATATGGAACTGATTTATCCCATTCAAAATACTTAGAAACATCTTCCAACTTTACAATTGGTGCAAATGGTCTAAATCCTTCTCTCTTTTTTACTATCCTATTTATTCTACTTTTTATTTCCCCATTTGTAGGGTCAGCCAAAATAGAACGATGCCCAAGGGCTCTAGCACCAAATTCCAATCTACCTTCGAACCAAGCCACAACTTCACCATTTGATATTGCGTTTGCAACAACTGAAATAATTTCATCATCAGATAATTTATTATATATTAATTTTTTATTATAATTTTGTAATTCCTTTTTGATAATATCTGTAGGATATTTTGGACCTAAATAAGGATTTGTATTATCAACTCTATGTGGATGAGTATTATTATAATATGATATTAAACACGCTCCAATAGATGAACCTGCATCAGATGGCGCGTTTGGTATCCATACATTTTTAAATCCTGTCTTCTTTGAAATCTTTCCGTTAGCAGTTCCGTTGTATGCACATCCTCCCCCTAATACTAAATTATCACATTTAGTTCTGCGATGCAAATCTTTTAATAAACGAAAAAAGTACATCTCATAAATGAATTGCACGGTAGCTGCTAAATCTTTATGTTCTTGAGTTATTTTTTCTTCCGGCAAACGAGGTAGAATACCCAAATGATTTGCTAATTCCGAAGTGAACATCACTTCATCACTTTTATCATATTGAAACATTTTCATATTAAGAGTATAACCACCTTTCTTAGAAGGAAAAATTATTTCTCTAAATTTGTGCGAAAATGTTTTGGGGTTACCGTATGGAGCTAAACCCATTACTTTATACTCACCTTCATTAGGTTTGAATCCTAAGAAGGCGGTAAACGTAGAATATAACATACCCAACGAATGTGGAAATTTTGTAGCCTCTAATGTTTCCCAACTATTTCCATTTCCATGCGCTAAAACAGTGGTATCCCATTCTCCAACTCCATCAATACTTAATATTGCCGATTCTCTATATGGAGAGGTTAAATACGAATATCCAATATGTGAATTGTGGTGTGATGTAAATTTAATTTGGGCTTTGGAAAACATCCATTTCAATTTTTTCCTTAATTCGTTATATTGACTAACTCCTTTAAATGCGAATTTAAAAGCATCTACTATTTGTAGGTTTTTTAAACAGGTGGTTACTATTCTGTGTGTTTTTATTAATGGTTTTTCATAAAAACAAACCTCTTCAATATCTTCAAAACTAAATCCTGATTCTTCAATAATCCATTTGATTGATTTTTCTGGAAATGAACTATCATGCTTTATCCCACTAAATCTTTCTTCTTCTACTGCTAAGACCACCTTACCATCCTTAACTAAGGATACCGATGAATCATGATAATAACAGCTTATTCCTAATTGTATCATTTATAAAATATGTCTTCTTCTATAGTGATATCTCCTGTGTTAAGGTATTCTTCTAATATCGCATCCTGATGAGTTTTCATAGTAGATATCACTTTTGTTATGTAATGTGTTTTATGACCTGTCATTTCTCTTATTAACAGGTATAAACTTTTTTTGTTAAAATTTTCAATGTAATCAACTCTCCTAAATAATTCTAATATAGCATCCGCAATTTGAATATCTCTTTTCTTATCAAATACCACATTCAATCTTACATCCCAATATGATAACATAAGAGTTCTAAATTCAATGTGGTTATCAGCGGTTTCCATTGCCATTGTATCCTCCGATGGATTCCAACTCTCAGGCATTGCTGACATCAATTCATTTTGTTTATATCGCTTATAGTTTGAATTATTTAAAAGTATTAAATGATTTAATGCCATTCTAGTAAAGTAAGAGAACGCTTTACCTTTACCCTCCTGAAACATATGGATTTTATAAATCATCTGAGATACTACTTCTCTTTTTACATCTGAATGCCCATCATCGAAGTATGAGAATTTATAAGTATTAAGTACGTTCTCTGCTATTTTTTCAAATGGATACTTAATTTTCTCCGTATATAATACATTTCTCTCTCTAAGATTATCCGATTTATTGTATGCAATTATCGCTTCTTCCGTTTCGAGAGTGAAATACATTTTACTCTTCGGTGTTTTTGGTTTTCTCGGCATTTTATTCTATAATATTTTTAAATTCTTCTATCTCAGTTTTGATTTCATCAAACGTAACTCCTACCTCATCATCTTTTTCAAATATTTGCTTTGCATCAATATCTCTAATATTCTGCAATAGTTGATAATACGCATCTCTTCTATCTAATATAAATTGTTCATATACTTCTATTTTATCTAAAGCAGTTTTTAGTGTATAAAACAATACACCAATTATTACAATTAACACCGTTATCAACATGTATTCCATAATTTTTTATTTTAAGCTTCTCCAGGTTCTCCGAAATGCATCATAAACGGAGAATCATCTTTTTTCTTTTTTTTATGAATTTTTACTTCATCTTTAATCCAGTTTTCTAGAATTTCTTTTTTAGTATCTATCATAGATTCTAAATCCTCTTTTGAAACTAATTCTTTTTCTATAACCAAATCAACTATTGAATATAATAATATCTGAGTAGATAATAATTGATTACTCTGTTCTAACATTTTAGAAGTAAGGAAATCATTCAGTTCCTTTTGTGTCTGTGGTAATCCTTCCATAGTTTACATCAAAATATATCCTTTATCAATGTATTTAGATATATGTTTATATTTAATTTGTTCAATATTACCACTAGGGTCTTTCGCCATAACTAATTGATTTCTTTCGTATTGAACTTGTTTTTTAATAGGTTGATTTATGTTTTTATCAGCAATTGTTATACCATCTAATAGGTCAATCATTTGTTGTGCAAAAATACATTCATCTAATCCTTCTCTATCTTTTTCCACATCACCCTTGAACACAACTAATCCCAAATTATCAGTTTGCACTTCAATTGAAAATGCTCTAACTACAATTCTAGATTTACCATTGGTATCAAATTCAGACATTTCCGTAGATTGAAATGCATCATTAGAATATTTTGTGATGTATGGATTAATTAAAAGAAGAGGAGTTTCTGTGTTAAGATAAAATGCTCTGAATGGTAGATTAACACTTCTGGTACAAACTGCTGAAAGTTTTGTGCTACTAGCGTAACGCTTTAATGTTTTTAATATCAATTCCTCATCTGATTTTGTAAAAGGAGTTGATTCAATCTTAGTTAATTTCATATTTTTTATTTGATATTATACAAAGATACTAAAATTATTTTAAATTTACAAATAAATTGATATAGAATTTAAATTTTCCTATGAGTAATCCAATAATTAACTGCGTTTTGGTCGTTAATCCATTTATCCTTATCGTTCCAATCAAAATCAGGTCTAGCGTAATAGGGAAGTATATCTTTGACTACATATGCTCTATTTGGATGCGCAGTAACTTTATCAATCATCCCATCTCCATTGGTATCAATTCCATCAATAGAACCATCTCCATCTAAATCTATACCCCTTATACTAAAATCTTGAGTTAAATTATTTAAATCATAATCCTCTTCTACGACTTTTTTTTTAATTCTTCGTCATATTTCTCTTTTGCTTCAACTAAAGCTTCATTAGGAGGGGTTGGATTCTCTATTTCATTAAAAAACACCTCAGCATCCTTCTCTGATTTCAATATCGGTGTTTCTCCGTAAACCTCATACATAGAAGGTACTTTTTCTTCCTCTCTTTTCATTACTAACCCATTAAATGCGATAATAAGAGCAATTGCGAGTGGGTCAAACACAAAGACAATCAAAAATATGAAGAATTTAACCACATTTTTGAGTTCTATACCAAAAGCATCCGCCACAAACCTAAATCCGCCTACTTCTTTCTCTAAATCGATGTTAGCAATCTTAATTTTGTTGATTTCTTCGGTATTTTTAGCATTAGCCTCCTGTAATTTACCAATTTTATCGTTCAATTTACTGATTTCTCTATCTCTATTATCAACTGAACGAAGTAATCTACTATTTACCTTACCACCATCCAAAATTTTACCCTGATTGGTGTTAGATTCAGTAATTTGAGTGGATAATTGGGTAATTTGGGTGTTATTTTGGTCAATTTTCGTTTGCCACACCGCAACTTCCCTATCCACTTGTTGTAATTGTAAGGATTGCTGTTGGAATGCATTGGAAAGGTAACCAAATATACCCGCAGAGGTAATTATCATCAGGATACCCACCGAAATCGTTAAATACCACTTATTAAACCCCTTAATCTCATCCCAAGTCTGTTTTAGGTAGGTTGCAGCCACTAATTTAGCGAATTCTAATGCACCAGCCATTACCATCACAGAAATAGATGCTCCTGCGAAGAGAACACCTAATCCTGTTACGGAAAAGTATGCAGCACAACCCGCTATAATAATAGCTGATAATCCAACTAATACCTTTAACCAATTCATTCTTATCCTAATGTAATTAAATCGTTGTTTGTGTCGATTAAGTTCTTAACTTCTTCTAATAAACGAATTGCTTCTACGTTATTAGCCGGTCTCCCACCATTCATCATATCTAATACGATACGAAGTCTTTGTTTTGCTGCATCATTGTTATCAATGATTCTTTGTTGAAACTTTGCCATAATTGTTTTGTTTGTTGTATATTATAAATATATATTAAATAAAAAAGGAAGACTAGTATTAGTCTTCCTTACAAAGATAGGTATAATTTTTCAATTAACCAACTTTAATCGTAACCTTTTTTGGTTTTAGTTCTTCCTTCTTAGGAATAGTTAAATACAGAATTCCATTAGTGATTTTAGCTGAAGTTTTCTCTCCATCAAATTTATCTCCTACTGAAATTCTATCATTAATAGTTTGAATTAATTCATTTTCAACTTTTGATAATTCTCTTTTTATTGATTTTACAAATATTGCATCTTCTTCCAATTCAATAGTAATATCATCTTTACTATGACCTAAAACTGATAAAGCAATAACTGCCTCTTCTTCTGTTACATCAATAGATAATCTTGAGTTTTGGTATTTCACAGTTGGTGGTGTAAAAACTGCATTGTTGAAAAACGAATCAAACACTTCATCAAGTGTTGTGTAATTTTTTTTAGTTGTGTTGTACATAATTTTTTTGTTTAGTTTATTATATAAAAACAATTACCATACCACCGAAGTGATATGGTAAAATTGTCAGTATATTAGTGAAAAAGTGTCAGTATTATGCAAATGAATTTATGGTCTTAGGGGGTGTATATGGTACAATTGGAGCCATATTATTATTGATAAGATAATCATATTCATTCTTAATTCCTTTCCAAAAAGCTTGGCCAGTTTCTTTTGTATCAGGAAATCTATCATTTGTATATTCATTGGTAAATTTCATTCTAAGCCAAGATAAAAATTGATGATACCTATCTTTAATAGCCTGATTAGTATTGTATAATATTCGTATATCAACTATAATATCTCTCATAACAGTACCACTAAAATTTCTATTATTATTAGTTAATTCTGTCATAAAATCTAATAAAGGTTTTATTTGTTCCGAATATTCAGTCTCAGTAATTCGATATGTTCCGTTTTTTATTTGCTTCATATCATCGAAATCAAGTGAATCAGTATGACAGAATAAATAAACTGGATTGGCTTCTCCCCATTTTTGTTTTTTAGCTAAGTTCATAGCGTGTAATATTTTACCATATGAATATACACCATCTAAATCATTTAGCAATTCTAAATTACCTTTATGAGAGGAAACATAATTTTTCAATTTCCAGCCAGCATATGTAGTATTGGTAGTAATCAGAATTTTATGTAACAAATCAATATCATCTGAAGTAACCCAAGGTACATTAGTACAAGCTATATCAGGTATAACATATTTCTTTTCGGATAACTCTTTCAAAGAATAATATCTAGTATGACCTTCAAAAATCATATAAAAATCTTCATTAAACCATTGTCCTTCCGTAATACCAATTGGTAGTTTAACCTTTTCCTCCCACATCTTTATTTTTGTTTCAGGTCCAACTGGTACAACATTAAGTTGAGTAAAAAATCCGTTTTTTAGAATAGAACCCTTAATAGTTGGGATATTCTTAACATTCAAATCTCTGTTATTTGGATGAGGTATAATTCTATCAAAAGGAATAGATTTAGGCTCAGCCATTTTAACTACCTTATCAGGATTTAATATAACACTTTCATTAATAATGAAAGATTCACATTCTGATTGACCTTCTAATACATAGATTCCTCTGGATACTAAGTCTTTAACATTCTTAGCATATGCCTTATCCCCTTTATTCCATTCACACATAATAACCATTCTGATATCCATTGTCTTGAGAACATTAAACAATGTTACAATTTTTGTTACTTCAGCTGAATTAATAAAAGTTTTTGCTTCTATCCAATTTTTTTCATACTGATAATCAGCTTCTCTATCAGAGAAACCATCATTGATTGTAAAAAATTCGGGTTGAATTCCCGCTTCTTCAAATTTGTCAGCTATGTAATCCTGCCACTCATCACCATGAATATATCGGGCTTTCATAACTTCGCTGGCCAACTGTTTAGTGGATACACCACCGATTGTCGATTTTGCCATTTTGTTTTGGTTTTAAATTGTGTGAAACTTTAGAATAGGTGTTCACTATAACCTTTATTTTTATTTTGTAAATATACAACTTTATGCCTAATCTACCAAATTAATTTTAAAATAAGTCTCCCTTCAATCCTTGCTGTCTTTCAATAACAGTACTCATATGGTCTGCCCAATGTAGGATATACTGAATAGTGTAACGAAGGTACTTAGAAGTATCATATACTTTGTAATACTTTTCATTGTCTTCATCATAAACACCATCTGTTAATTTGATACCAAACCATTCTTTATCTGATAAAGTAATACCATATTGACCTAGTGTAAAGAATCCTCTATCTGTAATAGCCATAAAAGGAATTGCTTCATTTCTTTTAAAGTATTCACCTCTGTTCTTAATGTGCCAATCTGAATCATTAGCAACATAATGAAGCTCTCCTTTAGTGCCTAACTTACCTAAATCATGATGTAAAGCTGAGAAGATTAATTCTTCATCTGTGAAATCAATAGTACCCCCACATTCAATAAAAAGATTCTTCATCTTCAGAGAGTGTTTACAAACATTAAAAATATGGTCAATATAACCACCCTCATATGCGTAGTGAAAGTTCTTATTACCACTTGCAGGTGATAACATCAAATTAGGACCTAATTCGTCCATTGAGTACATATTCAAAAGTTTTTCCTTTCTTTCTCCTGTGATGTACTTATCTACGATTCCTAAGAATTTCTTGTAATTAGTCTCTAGCTCTTGATTCGTGTAACTTTTCATATTCTTTTCTTTTTTTTTGTGTTTTAAGTTTTATTTTTTTAAGCTTTTCTTTTATCTGTCCTGGTATTATGATACTATAAAAAGATACCACAAATATACAAAAAATTTTTCAATTTTACAACTTTTCCCCAATTTATTTTTCGAGTGGGTATATGGTAAGTTTCGTAAGTACATAATACAGTATATCAACCTCCTCTACCGATGTGCAAAAACCTAACCCACCACTATCGAATAATTCTACAATATATTCACCCTCATCTAATCCAATCTCTTTCCATTCATTGTTATATGAGGAAATAAGGCACATGCAATTCGGGTCTAATGAATCTTTTGGTAATCTAAGTAAATAATTATAGAATCCACCACCATCATCTTCCAATACTTTCTCAAACCCCAACTCTTCTAATTTTTGCTCCGTAATAGGAGTCAATTCTAATTCTATTTTAGATTGCTTCATTTATTCTAATACAATTTTTTCTAATATAAATAACCTAGAGTTATAATTACTAACTTTGATAATCATAGTATCTCCTTTCATATTATAGATAGGTGCAATCATAGTGTTTATTTCTCCATTGTCTCCACTGTAAGAGGATGAATTGATTGTTGGTACTAATTCATCTTTGGAAGCAATTAAAGGTGGCAGCTTAACGATTTGGTACTGACCTGTGAAGTAATTGATATACGTCTTTGTAATTGTAGCAACGGTATCATTTCTCCTAAGTAACCAATACAAATTACTTTCCCATTCTACTTTTTCAGCGGGATATGGTTCTTTTCCATTTACTAATATCGTACCATTTACTCTGTGTACCGTTTGATTTTTAGTTCTATCTAATTTAAGATGATAATACCCATTTGCATCTTTAGGGAGTGAACCTATTCCGTTTTGATTCATTACACCATTAATTTTTAATGTGTAAGTTTTAACAGGAGTTGGTATATCTACATCTTTTGTACACCCAAATAAAAATAATATCGGTATTAACTTTTTTATCATAAACCAACTTTAGCAAATCGTTCTGAATTAAATCCCTCATCTCTTTTAACATCAACTGCTAATGCTCTCGGTACTTCCGGAGTTCCTTTGGAGTTGTTGTTGATTAAGATTCTTTCATCTCTTCCGATTCCCATCACCAATTGATGATAAAGAATTCCCGCAGTTATCATTTGTTGTTTAGTAATCTCTCTCAACTCTTCTGGTCTCGCAGTAGTTAAAACAATGTAGTGTCCGGCGTTCATCCATTCGGTCATCTTTTCTTTAACACCAGGTAGAACATTTACTACATTTGGGTTTAAATCATTGAAATCTACTTGCTCAATTAAAGTACCATCAATATCACTAAAAATTGTTTTAAATCCTTTTTCTCTTACACTCATTTTCTTTTTGTTTATTTTGTTATTTTCTTATTTTATAAATACTCCGGTCCGTATGCACTATAACGAGCAGTTCCATCCATAATGTTTCCCCTCGCATGCTTTGCTGGTGATTTCCAACTCGCTGGTTTTAGTAAGTCACCTTTCTTAATTGGTGCTCCTTTTAAATCACCATCTACTCTACTGATGAATCCCCAACAAGAAGTTCCATCCCATAAACGAATGAACTTATTACCAATTTCAACGGTCAAATCGGTTTTACCCCACATATGACTCATATCTTTGTAACGTTCTTTACGAAGTTCATTTACCTTTGAAATGAAGTTTTTTACTATTGGATTTGTTTCCAAATAATTGATAGCCTTTTCGTTTGTTGTTCTCATAATGTTTATCTCTTAGTACATAGTAAAGGTACTAAATCGGTATGATATATCCAAGCATTTAATCAATTATTTTTAGGAAAATTGAAATATTTTTCGTTGATTATCAATGAGTTATGTAATAAAAAACCCCTAATATGTAAAACATTAGAGGTCAATTACTTACATAAGGAACTCAATTTCCCTACTAACAAAATCATAGTTGAATTTGATAGGGTCTTGAATTGCTTCATATCTTAAGTTACAGGTACTACCATTAAAGGTATAAATATCACCCCACTCATCTTTATATGGTATAGTTCCCCATCCATATCCTTCGTGAATGTGTCCAGCAAAGTGTAAGTGAGGTTTAACTTCGTGCAATCTATGATACAAATCAGCACAACCTACATTTTCGTTTGTATTAGATGTTCTATCATTATATCCATAAATTGGAGAGTGAGTAATTACTATATCGGTATCCAATGGTATTTGATTCCATATTTGAGCCGCATCATAACCTCTATCTACATTGAATCCCCATCCATATCCGAATGTAGGTGAATAAGGAGAACCCCATATATTCAATCCTTCTATCTTAACTGAGGTATTTTCTAAATAGTAAACTCCGTTTGGTAGATTGTTTAGAGTATCCTCTAACCATTGTGGCTTACCTTCAGAACAAGATGTATCATAATCGTTTCTACCCCTACCCTCAAAATGAGCCAATTTATCCCTCAATAGAATCTCTCTATCAAACGACATATCGTGATTACCTGCTATGAAGATTTTATGAGTGTAATCTTGCTTATCAAACCATTTAATGAATTGTTCAACTTCGTGCTTTCTACCCAATGAAGATATATCCCCACTATGAATAAGGATATGCCCACCTGGCAACTTACCATTAAGCTGATTGTGTTTATTGTGGGTATCTGATATTGCTGTAATATTATATTTCATAACCAAATATACGAAAAAAATCTGATAAAACCAAATTATTTATTATACTGAATATTAAACAATAATGCAAACCTATTTACATCTTCCGTTACTTTACTTACTTCATGAAACGGGTCGGAATCTTCGGTGAAATTAAGAAACAATATATCAGCGAAGTTTGGAACTATTTCTTCATCATCAACTATGAACAACCCACCATATTCTTTTTTATAATCTTTATTTAAATATATTAATACATTGGCAGGTTTTTGATGTGGAAATTTTTCATATCCATCTGGCTTTCCATCCCTATGACCTCCTAATAAACATCCTTTTGTGTAAAGTGTTAATAATGGATTTCCTGAAAATAACGTATGTTTCTTTTTACATTGTTCACCAAATAATTCAAAAGATTTATCAATTATCCATTTATGTGTGGTAGGATAATCCTGCCAATTTAATTCTCCACCATTTAAACATAATTGACCTATTCTAGAATCTCCTTTATCCACATACCAATTGACAATCATATCCATAAAAGATTTAGCTTTGGTATGCGATTCATGTACCTCCATCATACCAAAATGCGCAGACCCTCTATGAAGTGTTTTAGTGTATCGTTCTAAATCAGTTGATATACTATATATCTCATCTAATTCTTCCTTTAAATGATTTACATCGTATAAATTCTCTTTGTGGTACGCACCTTCCATAATTTTGTATTTATGTTATAATTATACATATAATCGTTTTATTAAAATGTTTTGATATGAAAAAAACCTTCACTATAGATTTCGGTAAGTTTGATGAGAACCGTTTAACTTCCGAATATTCATTGGATTTTGAAGTACAAGAAAATCCCATTGCCAAATTATGGTATGAAATGCTAGAGGGACTACTTAGGGATGAAACCTGGAAGTTGGAAACCCGTTGGGGAGCATTTAAACTACCAACCCGTCATCCTAAGATATTAGTAGATAAGTTAAAACGATGTGTCGAAACGATTAACAACTCTGATTGGTTTGAGTATCATATTATAGAATCCGATATGATTACTGAGGATTATCCAATGGAGGTTCATAATATAATCCACCACCATTTTGAAACCCTAATTGGACAAGTGTGGAGGCCATCCGAATATTGGAATAGAATATGTGAAAGACAAGATTGGGCTCTTATAAATGCGGTTAGAGGATTAAACGACCTTTCACATGAAATAGAAGAATGGAATATGAGGGGAGATGCTACAATTTATACTACCTTTATGAATGGAGTTTCTCCTATACAAAAAGTAGAGCTACCAAAAGAAGCAGATGAATGGTTTACATTAGATGGTGCATTTGGTAGAGGTTATCTTCACTACGCGCAATTAGGAAAGACGTGGCAAGAAGTGTGTATTGATGATGATGACCAAATAGAACCAGGTAATATTTCCGAACACCGATTACTTAGTGGAGAATTTGATTTACAATTTTCTTTATTTGACAGAACTCACGAAGGAATGATTGAGGCATTTGGTATGAGAGATAAACTCGCTAAATTTGAAAAAACACCAGAAGATAAAAGTTTAAGATTGGGATATTGTCCTGTATTTGATATTAAGGGACAGAATAAGTTTAGTACGTTGGATAAAGAAAATATAATTGATGGTATTAGAAATCATCCGCAAATTATACGAATGAAATTTAGTGATGTAGGTAGAGCATTTACTCCATACTACGACCCATACTAATCAACTTTTCCGCTAAAACTTTATTACCTTCCTCCGATAGATGTAAATCTTCCTTTGAGTAAGTTAAATCATTTTTCTTAGCCCAATTAAGGCAAGATAACTCATTTCCGAATCGGATGAAATTAATTTTATTAAGTAATGGAGTAGACTTGTACCAACTATCAAAGTATATGAATATAATTTTAGAACCTATTTTTTCAATGCTACTTTGTATGTTATATAATGAATACAATAATTTATTGTACTCATATTCATCATTGTATAAATATTTTTGGTAATCTCTATACAATTGTAATTTTTTTTCATAAAAATCAATTGAAGTAACTTCATTCTCATTAAACATTACTTGAAAATTAGAAACAACTTCATCTCCTCTTTTAGCATTAACCATATTCTGTAAAGATATTAGGTTTCTAAACTTAGAATCGTAGTAAGAATATCTAGTTAGAAATGTAGGTTGAAATAGGATTAGTGAATCTTTTAATTCATATTGGTGGTATCGTTTATTGAATTCATTTATGATAGCCTCATTGGAGTTTCCAGGTATAGAATGATTCTGATACTGAACTCCATAATCATTGGCAACCAAATCAACAAATCCTTTGGTAAAATCCTGTCTCCAACAAGAGAAAGAACAACCAAAGGATATAATGCTATTTATCATAAATTAAATTGGTGGAGGTGGAGGGAGTCGAACCCTCGTCCAAATACGGATTCAATAAACATCATTCACAAGCTTAGTTAGTTTTTCTTAACTAACAAAATATTCGGTTGGTTCTTCACCATCGGCAACCGATAAACAATGGGTGATTCGATTTTGGGTTCAATCACTTTTCCACCTTGGTACACATTCTATTTTAAGTCCCACGATGTGTGCGGGAGGGATTAGGCTGCTAGAGCGTAATCAGCACCAACGAATGCCATAGCATCTTCGAAGGTCATTGTAGATAATTCTACGTCATTTATTGTTCGATAGGTATTTAAGGATTTCCATCTAACCCTGCTTGCAACTTACCAACTCATCGTACCTGTCAAAACCAGGCACCCCCAATTATTTTTACTTAGAAAAGTATTTTTCAATTGCTTCCAATCTATCATCGGCATCTATTAACGTATGAAGAGCTTCCTCTGCATTGCTATAGAAATCTTTTGTAGAGTGGTCACCAATACCCACACCTTTATTTCCTAAAAGGTCTAATGTGAGTAATGCTTTAGCTTTATCCGCTTCAGCTGAGGTTTTCAACATTAAAATTAATTTTTCATTCATATAGTTTATTTTTACTTTTTATAGAATATAAATATCGGTTCATATTTGTAGAACTGACCACCTATCTTCATACTATTTTTAACACCACTTAAATCAACTCCAGTCATAGGAGACATTGTCATTCGGATTTTACCTTGATACTCCATACCTAATTCGGTTAGTATATCAATTGAATCTTGTTCCAATGGATAGAAACTTTTTCCTATCTTAATATCAGCAATGTTCCATAATATATATCTGTCATTTCGCAAATACTCAAATGCAGTTACTAAAGTAGGTCGTAAGAACCCATCTCTCCAGCTCTCATAGTTTCCAAACTTTTTAAATGATTGAGTTTCATCATCGGAATATCTTTCTCTATCAAAGTAAGGAGGTGAAGTAAATATAAAATCTAAATTACCTTTATACTTTTGGAATCCTTCTTGCTCACTAATAATCTCTGAGCCTGTTCTGTAAATCTCATAGGTATTTTTATGTCCCCAAAATGGATTACACGCTCCAGGTATTTTAGAGTTAAAGAATTCAGCTAAGTACTCATATCTACTCTTACCAATTTCAGGAATATAATTCTCTGTATTAGGGTCATTACCTATGTAGTGAATGTTTCTATCATCAACCGATAACGCACCTAATATTCTACCTCCCCAACCAGAAGATGGGTCATAGATATTAATTTGTTTTTGGTCTTTAATATGGTTTGTATATTTCTGATACAAATACTTTGCAGTTAGTGGAGGAAAGTTTACAGCTGCTTGTGTACCCATTCCAATTCTAAATGCCGCAGTTGCTTCAGGAAAAATAGTTTGCCCTAATGGATACCACTTTAATTGAATAGGTTGTTTTTCTAATTCAGTTAATGCATCAATATCTTCTCCCCAATTAGCAGTTTTAAGTGATGAAATATGCTTATATTCAATCACACCTGCTTTGTATAATTCCTTTACCTCTTCGGCAGTAATTGGAAGAGATGGAATTCTACTATCAGTTTGAGCTAAACAAAAATCATGTCCATCCCATACATCACCACTCATCCATTTTTCAATCCACTCTTTACCACTAGCTAAATGTGTATTGTGATGTTCTTTATTATCCTTCTCCAATGTTTTAGAGAAACGATACATAGCATCTTGTCTTGTCAATCTCCTCATTTGTTTTGCAAACTCAGGAAGAAATTCATCATTACAAAATATATCGTAGATAGATGGTTTTGGTTTATCATAAGAAGAGCCACCGATTCCCGTCTTATACATCGCGGGAAAGAATTGATTTACGGGTGTTGCAAATTTATTAAAATTAAAAATTACATCATTACCCTCATCATCTTTCTCCTCAAACTTTTCCACCTTATAGGTTTGTAGTTTAGAGAATTGGTCTATAATCTCAGCCTCCGAAGAACCGATACGTGGAGGTGCACCTGTTTTGTTCCACTCATCAACTACGGTCTTACGGAACATAGCAACCCACTCTTCAAATTCGGTAAGTGTCATTTTAAGTACATCCTCATATTTTAAGTTAATATGGGGTTCGTTAAAATAATCACACTTTTCGTAAAAATACTTCTTTTCTGACATTATAGTTTTATTAGTCTTTAAAGATACGAAAAAAAATCCATATATCCAAATAAATTATTCTCTAATTGTATCCAATGTTACACAATGAGGGCCACCACTAAAGGTTCTAGCGTGCCTCATACGGACGGGTATAGAATCTACCCCATACTTCTTTAATTCTTTCATAAGAGGGATTTGTCTTTCCTCTACTATCATTGTATTCTCATCATAAGATAGTGTATTCATTCCCAACCAGGGTGATGCTTCTGCCCAATGTTCTAAACAATTTGTCTCCACCATCTCAGGAGAGTATATAACCTCCCACGATTGAAAGATTTTAGGTAGGTTAGTACTATTTACCCTTTTCGGATTAACTAAGACCAGTCCCTCTCTAATGAGTACAAAAGTGGTATCAATATGAATGAATGCATACACATCTTCTATTGGATGTACATTATACTTTTCTTTCATATTATCATCTAACCATTTTTGAAGATATTCTGCTCCTGCTCTATTACCGGTGTTGGAAATTAGGAATAGTATATCGTTATTACACTTAAGGATGTTAGCCGCATCAAATACGGGTTCATCGTTCCTTAATGTAGGTGCAGGTAATAACCCCCTATCGTATATTGAATCTAATAATTTTGGTTTAGGAAAATCCACCCAATGTGATTCATCGAATAAATGTTTAAATGCTCTAGTTTCATTTTGTCTTTGGCGGAGAGCCATAGGAGTAGCAATAACTTTATCTTCTATAATCAACATAGAATCTCTAGGGCAGTATCCATAGTATCCATCTACTTCCCAATTTTCAGTTGAATACTTCTCACTCCAATCAATTAGAGAAGGCCTATGTACTTTAACACCCAACCCTTCTAATGTAATTGATAGGTTATCTAAATCCTCTTTCGTTTCCTCAATCATCCATTTAGGATAAGTTCCATAGGGTATCTTACGAAATTGGTCGTCTGTATAATTAGCGTAATCAATCGTATGTAAAGATTTATCTCTTATAGTAGGAATCTGAGCAAACTCTGGTCTGCCAACTATTATCTCTTTTAGTTTGCCCCATTCATTTCTTATATAAGGTTTGATACTCATATTAATCAATAAATGCTGCTTTAGCATCCCTCTTAGAAAGAATAGGAGTTTGTGTAGGCCAATCTATTCCTAACTTAGGGTCATCCCATCTAACTGTTTTTTGTTTAGTATCATCGTTATACTCTCCTTCGTATGCCATTTTATATGTGAAAAGAGAATCATCTGTTAGAACGTAGTGACCGTTTGCAAACATCGGAGGGCAAAGTATCTGTATTTGAGTTTGAGGAGACATTATAAATGTTTCTGATTTTAAATATGTTTCCGAATCTGGTCTCATATCAACTAACACCGTATATAATGAACCCAAAGGACAACTTAGTAGTTTCCAAGTCTTATCATCATAATGTAATCCCCTCAATACACCTTTATATGATTGTGAGAATCTATCGTGCTTAAATTGTAAATCAGTTGGTAATACTTTTGGGAAATAATCCGAATGAAATGTAGTCCATATAGAACCTCTAAATTCATGATAAACTGAATTGGATATAATCTTTACATCCGTCAAAACCTTACCACTATTGACATGAAACTCATCCCAATTTTGGTTTTTGTAAAATAACTTTTCCATTTTTTAAGATAAATGTTTTTCTTTAACTTTATTTATAAAAGATTGTATTGCGTTAGCTGTTTTAACCTTTACTTCAGTTGTAATTGGTACAATTAAAACTTTAATAACGGTTTGAGGTCTATCTATTTTATTTACAAGCATTTTGTTTATTTTTAATATTATATTATTTTATTGGATTCACAATACAGTTAGGACACCACGCTGAATAACACCAGTCTCCGCAGAAACTCCATGGACACCAACACGGATTATGCATAACTCCATAATTACCTGCTCCTAAATCAACTAAGAAAAGGTCAGATGGTTCAAAATCTAAAGCATATACCATCATCTTTGTGTGTTCCATTTCCAATTCTGCAATTTCTAATGTAGTTAATTCAGAAGTTTCAGCATTTGTGATTACTATTTTATCACCCACATACATTTTATTTAAAATCTCAAATCTAGTTGCAGATGAACCTGATTCTTCTATATAGTATGTACACGCAGGAGAATCTATCCAACTTCTACCATCTGTAAGAGTAACTCTAATAAACATTGTATCAACTGAAGCAGATGTAATGTGGTTTAAACTTGATGAGGTCTGAGTTAATGTATCTCTAGATTGTTGTAATGTACTTTCCCACCCTAATACATCTAATTTTCCTTCTTCAAAATTAGCTCCATGATTACCATTGAAATCAACAAAATCAATAGAACGAATATAAGTACCTAATTGTATAGTATCTGCTCTTTGTAGTGAACCGGTATAATCTACAATTAAAGAATCTTCATCAGTATGATATTCTTGTTTTACATCATCTACTACCTTTGTGATATACTTATATCTACTTTTTTGGTCTAATTTTGTTGACCCACTTTTAAATTCATTTTCAAATGTTGCCATTGGCAAAATAGAAGAGTGTCTATACCCTCCCATATTAATAACATCCAATTCACTTCCATATACAATATCAATACTTCTAATTATAGAATATCTATCCTCAACTACATTATCAGATGAATATATGAATTCTTGAACTAAATAATCGGTTGGTAAACTTACCTTTATATTATTTAATTGGTCTAAATCAGAAACTGTATGAATTTCAGGATATGTACCCCTATCATACTGAGGATACCTTGCCTTTACCACAACATTTGGATTTGATAAATCAGATGTATCTACATTAGATAATGTATCGATTCCCAACTCTGAATGAGATTGATATGTGTTTGGTATATAGTCTGAACCACTCATTAGATTAAAAAAACCAAATTTATCAGCACAATACGTTTCATCTATTAGTGCAGTTGTATCATAAGATTGTCTTAAGATAAACTTAGTCGAAGAATCTTCTATATAAGGTACAGTAATAGAACCCATTGGTACAACATAATCATTAAATGAGATACCATTTTCGGAACACTTTTGTTCTAAAATTTCCTTAAACTTATATGGTTCATAAAGAGGAATGAATGCATCGGTTTCCGTCCAAATAAAATGAAATTCGGTTATCCCATTTGAATTAAGCATATCAAACAAACTATCATACTCAAGCATTTCAGCTCCACGATTATAAATAGTTGTATTTGTGTTAGTTTCTATAAACTTGACATCTCCATTGTGTTCCAATAAATCACTGCCAATTATCACTCCTTTCATATAGTATTCTGTTAATTTAGTATAAATATCTGTTTTTTATATTATAGTGTCTTTAGTTTTTTTAGGTATTCGCTTCATATATTTAGAATCAATTTCTTCCCATTTCTCCATTGGACAGGGATTAAACATAGGAGAAAATACTTTTTTACTCAATGGACATCCACATAACTTACATACCGTAGACCATTTAATTCCCTTAAGTGTCTCTTTTCTATGTTCACAAGATTTACATATTTCTAATCTATCCTGTGCCATAGATTTTTGGGTTTCTGTTGGATTTTTTGAAATCACCCAAGCTTCAAATATTTCTCTATAGTTTGGTATCATATTATTGAGTTATTACTCTTTGGAGATTCATAACGTTCGTATATAGAATCATATCTTAACATAAATTTACTATCCAATTGTATATTAGTTTCTATGAATGAACTTGAATTTATATGTTTCAATTTAAATTCACTATTAGTGATGTTAGATACCCATTCTTCCAATTTATACATTTCATCGATATTAAACCAAATAATATTTTTATGATGAGTGTGCCAATGTGAAAGAGGAGTCAATAAAATATCAATTATATTAACAACGTATCGATATGAGTCATTATACTTTAATTCAGGCATTATATCAAATAAATATTCTTTTATAATATCGTATCTATTTTTCTTTGTCATAACATCACTTGTATGAAAAAAAAATAATTCATCCAATGTAAATTTAGAAAACTTATATGATAATTCTTTTAACTCAATTCTATCTAAATCAAATATAATATGCTTATATAGGGAATAAAATCTATCATACTTATTTCGATTTACCGAGATTATAGGTAAATCATAACCAAATTTCTTTTGCAATTCCGATAGAGGTTCGTGTGCATGTTGTATAAAATTCATTATATCCGATTCATTCATAGAATTAAAATCTATTTTAGAATTATCAAAATCACCTTTAGTATCTAAGTTTTTTACATCTATACCATTTACTATACAAGAATAATGAAATGAAGTTGAACCACAACGAGGTAATGAAATATATAAAAATTTATTATCTACTAACATTATACCAAACTTTTTTCTTTTTTAATCATATCAAACCCAACATTACCTGCTAATACAACTCTATCTATTGTAGAATTTGGAGCATTATTTGGAGAGTGTGGCATCCAACCTTCCATTACTATTAAATCATCTTCTTCAGGTCGTATCCAATATTCTTTACCATTTTCTCCTTTAAAATATAATACACCATCTTCACCTTCCATTATATCAGGCATTTGTATATAATATACATAGGTGTAATGTGGAATGAATGATTTTGTTTTTTTATTAATTTCTGTATGAGTATGGAATTTGTTCTTTTCATCATAGAAATTTTCTTGTACAGGTTCTTTTGAGCGAACTACATTTACCCACGCATCCGTATTAATCTTATTAAATTCTTTATGAAATTGTGATTTGTATATTTCTTTACATTTATCAATTCCATATTGACAAACCTCATCCAATTTGTTTTCTATTGTAAAGTTTCCATTGAAATTTATATCATTAATCCATTCTTTTTTATATCCAAAACCATCGGTACGAACTACTTCTTTTAAAGAGCTTATTAAATTATTAGCTTCCTTTAAGATGGTATCTTTATGAGATGATAAATTTAATTTACCTTTCCATATAAATGTAGTATCATCGAAGTAGACCTTTTCCATATTATATTAATTCTTTGTGTAAAACCTTTTTGTTTTTCTTAAAAATCATTTGGTAATTGTATATAAAGAAAGTTAATTCGGTTTCACCAACCTCTTTTAAATCAAACATTTTTAGTAATTCAGCATTTGTTTTTGGTATCAAATTATTATTATCATCTAATATTAATTTTAGTTTTTCTGGAATAGGCATTTCGTATGATGCTTTCCAAAATGGAGTATCGAATCTTTCTGCTAAATAATGATACCTAACAAACATCATATTCTGTTCATTAACACTTGCACATGAATCATTAAACCTATCTCTATAAGATACATCAAATTTAGCACTTATCAATCTCTTTAACTGCATTATTGTCGACATCAATGAGGTAGCCTCTAACGGCTCTATAAATCCAGAAGATAAACCAATAGCAACACTATTACCTATCCAACTTCTTTTATGTCTACCTGGTTTAAAATCAAATACTTTTTGTATAGTAATTTCTTTACCAATATAATCCTCTACTTCCTTCTTAGCTTCTTCAACAGTAATGAATTCTGAATTGAATGTATATCCACATCCCCATCGGTGTTGTAATGGTATCTGCCACATCCAACCTGAATTCATTGAAATCATATTAGTATGTGTTACATCTCCTATTGAGTATTGATTTTCTTGTGGTAAGAAATATGCCATAGCTGTATTCAACAAAAGATATTTAGAATAATCAATCCATTCCTCATTATGAACCTTACCTATAATAACTTTAGCGAATCCACTACAATCAAACACAAAATCCACATCTTTAATATCAATTCCTTCCTTAAGTGAAATAGAGTGAATATCATCACCATCTTTACTTACATTATCAACTTCACCATCAATCCACTTAACACCTCTTGATAACGATACCTCCTTTAGATATTCCGCTACCATTCTAGCATCAAAATGATATGCGTAGTTCTGTTTATATTCATTTGGTTTAGGTCCGGTAAAAAGATGTGATGAACTTTTACCATCACCTGTCCAATTTGATAGAGTTAATCCGAGTTTGCTAGTACATCCAGTTCTTTTAAAAAAATCATTTTGGTTTATTTCCAGCAAAGATAAAAATGCGCCAAAGTTAGGAGTAGCACCCTCACCTGCTCCCAATATTCCAATCTTAGAACTCTCTATTAGAGTAACAGATGAATCTTTCCAAAATTTATTAACAGATAAAGCGGTTAACCAACCAGCAGTACCTCCACCTATAACAATTATATTTTTCATATTAAACTAACTTTTTTAATTGATGATGGCCAAACATTCAACGAATATCTTAGACCAGATTCTATAGTATCAACCGAATGTGTTATATTAGAATCAAATATAAACACACTTCCCAATTCTTTCGGTACTGAATACTCTACTTTATTTATATTGTATTTAACCAACCCTCCTTCATAATTATCATTTAACTGAATAATAAGTGTTATAGTTGCACCATTTATTATCTCATGCTTATCTTCATGTGAATCCAAAAAATCTCCATCGGAATAACGATTAAATGAATACTTTGGAATAGAAGTATATGTTACACCATTGAATGGATTTAACCCATTTGAAATTGATAAAATTTTATCTGATATACTCTTTATACGGGAATCTGATAATACATCATCTATGAAATACCCACCCATTCTTTTATTACCAATGTATTCAGTATCTTCTTCCACCACCACTCCATTTAGGATTCTAGACGATTTCATTTGATGTAATCCATTAGCTTCTCCAACGGAAATTATATAATCACATTCTTCTTTACTTAAAAAGTTTTGAATAAATTTGTAAAACATTATTTATCTTTTAATCCATATTTAATCCACTTATACCATACTCTTTCATGTAGATAATATTGAATGGGTTTATACACTAATTCTGCCACTCCAAATGCAGCCCCTACTTTAATTGAACCACTTACCCACCACATTATACCAAATCCGATTAGAGTTGATATAATACGATATGAGATGGTCTTAGCGATATGTCTTTTACGTTGTACTATCACTATCCTTTAGTTTCATCATAAGTAATATTTCCATCTGGTGTCATATGACCTGTTCTGATTGCAGTTCCACTAATTACTGCTACATCGGATGGTGGTTCATGATAGATTACATCATACCCTACACCTCTACCATAGTTTACCGATTCTATATCTGGAATAATAGATAACAAAATCTTATCGAAATTGTTTGTAAAGAATGGTTCGTTTGATAATTCTTTAAGGATTTGATGAGCTGTCTTTGGGTTGTTCTCATCTTGCTGAACATCTCTAATTGCTACCCAAACATTTTTACCTTGATTTAATTGTTGATTAATTAACCATTCATGTCCTTTATGCCAATTCTGCCATCTTCCGATGTACAATGCGTATTTTTTCATATTATATTAAATTTATTTTTTCATTTATATGTTGTTTTTTAATTGGCATCACAATTGACCACCTTTCACCATTTGTAATTTTCTTTATTTCGTGCCAAATTCTACAATGATATGATAATGCAGTTCCGATTTGTTTCGAGATTAGAACTTCATTGTTATTATCATCCCAACATACATATTCTCCTCCTTCATACGAATCGTTTAATTGGATTCCTAAATTATATCGTCTAGTATCGAACCCTTCGGCTAAATCTATATGTTTTGAAAAAGAATCCCCAACTCCATATTGATGTAAAGTACAATATTCTACTTTGTTAATAGTATTTAATTCAATATTATTAGTATGACTAAACCATATTAATATTTTTTCAAACATCCATTCCGTTTCTGATATATTTGGTATGATAGATACTCTATATGATGTGTTATTTGTCACAATTTTATTACCATCTATTAATTTAAAATTATTAGATAAATTAAAATATTCACTTAATTTAGTAGGTTGTAATTTTATATATGATTTTATTAAATCACATTCCTCTTTATTAAATAATGGATGTTGATAAATCATAAATCTAATTTTTCCAATAATTTTCTATATGATTGAAATTCATTATCAATTGTCGTATCACAATCTATAAAATTTTCAATTGGAGGCTGATATCCTTCTACAAAGAAATGCTCCCTACCTCTACTCTCCGTTGTATGAATATATATTTCTTTGATATTATCATCCCCTATTAATTGTTTGAATGAATCTCTTTGGTCTTTATATGGGGATACTAATGATACTAATGCAACTCCACCTTTGTTATGGATAAAGTGTGCAAGATGTTGAGCTAATTCTACATTCTTTCTACGCCCCGCTTCCGAATAATCTT